TTACAATTAAGAACAACTACATAATGTCAGCATGATACCACTTACACTTGTCATCTTCATTTTTTCAGCCACATTTTCAATTATAGTGGGGCTAATTGCGATTATTTACAACAGGCTAAACTCTGACAACAAGAGCAACACAAAAGTGATTCAGGCGCATGAAAATCGCATCACAAAGATTGAAGAAGAACACAAACACAGAGTTGAGATATTGATGTTGCAGATTCAGCAGATAAAAGAAGAACTGCAGCAGCTAAAGCAATTCGTACATGAAAAGATACGCGATGACAAGCATATGTATGCCAACATTCAGCAGGTTCTTTCATTCATTAAGCACGAAAAACAAGACTTATGAATGATTTCCTGCACGAATTCCTGATGACATTCAGCAACAAGAAAAGCCTATTTTCAAGCAAGCGCATTGAAAGGTTTGCGATATTCCTGACAATGCTTGTTGCATCAGGAATGTTTTTGTTCAAAGGTGTGTTGTCTGAAAAATTATCCGCAGGGGATTTGATGATAGTTGTTGTAGGCTGGCTTGGATATGCCGGATTCAACACAATACAGGGAAAAAGCAATGTTGAAAATAATTCTGAAAGCAAAGAAGAATAAAAAGTAATTTTGCAACCTAACAGAAGTGCATTGCATGCTGTTGGTTTTTGGTTCGCCCGGTGAAGTGATTCTCACCGGGTTTTTTTTGCGTAAATTTGTTTTGATATGAACACTATTCACAAGATATACCTATCGGTCATTGCATCGCTTACCATTATTGCAGTTTATTGGCATTACGAGAGTGTGCGTGAACTTGTCGCGGTTGAGGTTGCAGATTCTTTGCTGATTTCAAAAGACAAAAAAATTGATGAACTTGGCAGGGAGATAGTAAAACTTACCCTTGCAAAAGGTACAATCGAAGATGTGATACATGGTAAGGATAGCATCATAAAAAAATTAGTGAACAAGAATACCATTGCAGCGGTGAAGATTCGCATGGTAACAAGAGATTCGCTTGTATTCATACCTGACACGGTGATAGCATCAGCAAACTGCGACACCTTCGAGGTGAGAAAATCATGGTGCGATGAATGGAGCGAGGGCAGGATAATTGCCCGAAAAGATTCGATATACGCGAGGTTCACCGTATTCAATGATTTGTCCCTACAAGTTGAAAACAAACGCAGGTGGTTTCGTCCTGATATTGCCGAAATTCACATCATCAACAGTAATATCTACACTCGAACCATTGATGAGCGTGCATTTGTGCAAAAATTACCTCCGAAGCGGTCAGGATGGTATGTTTTTGGGGGCATTTGTGCAGGTTTTTTGGCTGCTTCTTTGATTGTTCAGTAAATTATTCTATTTGATTTTCAAGCAGTTACAAGTTATATTTGATTAATATTTGCAGAAATCAAATGTATGAATGTATATTTGTGTCAACAAAAACCAAAAAACACAACAACATGACAACTTCAAAAGTAACATTCAAAGTAGAGCAAAACGAAAAGTATGGAGATTTCCGCGTAGTAAAGTATTTAAACGGAATTTGGTTAAACGAAAGAGATGGCAACTGGACAAAAAGCAAAGCAAAACAAAAAGCAAAAGAATACAGAGAATTGGCAAGCAAAGGAATAACAACAATGGGAGACAATGTATAAAAATAAATAAACTACACGGGACGCAGCAGTCTACACTGCATTAACCATAACAAACCAAATCAAACCAAACCAAATCAAAAAACCAAACAACATGACAACAACAGCAATTACACTCGAAACATTAGCCGCTGCGCTGAACGGAAAACTTTGGGAAAAAGGTGATATCCGCCGCATTTACATTGACCGCGGATACAATACCAAAAAGATGACAACCAAAACCTATGTGTATCAACGGGAAGATGGTAGCTTCGGAGTTAGCTGCTACATCGAATGTCCTTCGCAGCCATTCGCCTGGATAAAATCACAGCAGCAGGACATCATTGATTCCGTGATGGAAGAGATTGAAGAATTCAAAGCCGAATTAAACGAGGTAGCCGATGGCAACAACTAAGATTCGCATTAAGTTTGACAAGGCAAAAGGAGAAACGGCAAAAGCCGTCCTCCTTCAATTCGGAATGACAGAGCATTGGTTTCCAAAACGATTCTGCTGGAACTTTATCACCAACAAGAAGCTCGGTGGCAATTGTATCATTCCGATTTGGTTGTATGAGGAAAAGTTTGGAGGCACACCACCTGAAACCGATATTGCCGAAACTTTTGAGCATCATATACCGGCAAGGATTGAACCACAGCAAACCCTCCCTGATGGAAACCTTGTTAGATGACCAGGCAAAGGCAATTGAGAAATTACGCTCGTACAAAGTAGGGGCGTTATTTATGGAACCCGGCACAGGCAAGACCCGGACAGCATACGAGCTTGTCCGCTCTGTTGATGGGTGTGATTATATATTGTGGTTGACTCCGTTCCAAACAAAAGACAATCTGCGGCAAGAGTTGTGCAAATGGGGTGCTACAGGCATTCGCATTGAGGGCATAGAATCATTGTCTAGTAGTGACCGAATATTTTTGGAGCTGCAACGAGAGTTACATGTCGCATCCCGACCATTCATTGTGGTGGACGAGTCGCTGAAGATAAAGAATTGGGATGCCATCAGAACAAAACGCATTATTGAATTGGGTAGGGTTGCTGAATACAAATTGATTTTAAACGGAACACCATTAAGCAGAAATATACTCGACCTTTGGGCGCAAATGGATTTCTTGTCACCAAAAATTCTTAACATGAGCATGGCTGAATTTAAAAGCACATTCTGCGAATGGAAGAAGATAACCAAGCGTATCGGCAACATTGTGAAAACTAAGGAGTGGATTACAAAGTTTCACAATGTTGACCATCTGTATTCCATCATCAGGCATTATGTGTATGAATGCGACTTGGAGCTTGACCTCCGCAAGCAATACATTGTAATGCCATACGAGATTGAGCAGGATATCAAAGACCAGTACAACGAACTAAAAACGAAATACCTTGATAGCGAAATGATGCAATGGAAGAACAACAACATATTTCTTGAAATGACTCAAAAAATGCAGCACCTATATTGTTGTGCCGAAGATAAATTCAACAGATTGTCCGAGATTCTGAAAGCGAATGATTCCAACAAGGTAATTGTATTTACCAAATATATTTCAAGCCGGGAAGCTATTAAACAGAAGTATCCCGACCTTACGGTGTTATCCTACGGAAAGCACACTTATGGACTGAACCTACAACACAAATCTGTGACCGTGTATTGGGATAAAACATGGGACTTTGCCCAGCGTGAGCAAACAGAGCGCAGAACTTACCGAACAGGACAGATACAGGACTGCATTTATTATGACCTTACAGGGAATGTAGGGTTAGAAACGATGATAGACAAAAATGTTCAGCGAAAAGAAAACCTTCTCGAATATTTCAAACAAATAAGTGTAGAACAAATAAAAAAGGAACTATGAAACCAAAATTCCAAAGTCCGGTGTACAGCGTAATTCCTGTACCAATCGAAAAGATTGAAGCCAACAACTACAATCCAAACCATGTTGCAAAGCGTGAAATGGATTTACTTTATCAATCAATTAAATGCGATGGTTATACAATGCCTGTCGTATGTTTTTATGATGCTGACAGGGATAAATATGTTATCGTTGATGGTTTCCACCGATATACGATAATGCTGACTCGTAAAGACATTTATCAGCGTGAGAATGGTATGCTTCCGGTATCTGTAATTGAAAAAGATATCAGCGACCGCATGGCATCCACCATCAGGCACAACAGAGCAAGAGGAAAGCATGAGGTTGAACTTCAAGCATCGCTGGTCGGAATGCTCAAACAGGGATGGGATGAGCTGAAAATCATGAAAGAACTCGGCATGACCTTAGAGGAAGTACAACGCCTCATTGGTTTGAAAGGAATAGCCTCTGAAATTAAAGGCGTGCCGTATTCAATCGAGCGACAAATCAAAGAAGCTGGCGAAGATATTGAGTCATGGGAAGAACAGCAGTAAGGGGTACAGAGAATGTGCTGGATGCAGCACAGAAACGAATCACATTCCTATTCGACAATTACGACAACATTCAGCTATCTTTTTCCGGTGGCAAGGATAGTACGGTTTTGTTTCATTTGCTCAATGAGGAAGCAAAACATCGCAACCGAAAGTTTATCGTATATTTTCAAGACCAAGAAGCTGAATACACAGCAACGATTGATTTGATTGAATGGGTTATGCAACAACCGAATGTGATTCCGTTATGGTATCAAGTACCTATATTTATGACTAACGCTGCCAGCCATCAGCAGCTGTTTCTTTGGGCTTGGGGCGAAAACGAGAAATGGGTTCGAGAGCGTAATCCTATTGCAATTCATAACATTGAAGGGAAATACCCAAAGCGATTTCACAAATTTAACTTGTGGGTGGGGCAGAACCTCCGTAAACTTCCCGGTAGAAGTATTTCTATTGTAGGATTAAGGGCAGAAGAAAGCCCTGATAGGAGGTTTGTTTTATTCGGTGAAGATTCTGAAATGTTTTGGCTTCGCAGGATTAACGAGCCACACAAGGCATATCCAATTATTGATTGGAAATACAAGGACATTTGGAAGTATCTTATTGATGGAAGCTTTAAGTACAATCGAATATACGACAAGATGTATATGCTGGGTCATGACCTTAGAACCATGAGAGTTTCCAATTTAATACATGAAAAAGCATTTAGGTGTCTTTCTGATTTACAAGAATTAGAACCAAATACTTACGAAAAACTTGAAGCAAGATTACAAGGTGTTCATACGGCAGCGATATATTCGAGAGAAAATCTTATGTATTCCATCAAGGAATTACCCGAAAGGTTTCGCACTTGGAAGGAGTACAAGGATTTTCTTTTGGACAGCATTCACCCGGATTTAAAGCGATTGTTCGAATACCAATGGAGTAGGTTTGGTAACACGGACGATATTGGAGCTTGTAAGTACATGGTAAAGCGCATTCTGCTGTGTGATTGGGAGGGTAACATCACATGGAATAGAGACAATCAGTTTAATTACACTAAGGAGCAGATATTGGGCAAGAACAAAATGAAACGAGAAGACCAGATTATTAAAAAGTGGATGGCGCAACTATGAAAATAATAGTGTTGAATATTAGTCTATTGCGAATTTTTTCGCTTTTATATTTGATTTATATTTGCACAAATCAAATATATGAATGTATATTTGTGTCAACAAAAACCAAAAAACACAACAACATGACAACAACAGCACAAACATTCGATGTCGTATGCAACGACGAAAAAAACTCAAACAACAAAGGGTTTACCGCATCCCTGCAATATTGCAAAGATTACATCGCACTACACAACGGAAGCAATGATTCTTATTTTGCCGACTACAAAGGCGGTATTGTGTCGATTGTATGCAATGAAACAGATGAAACCGTTTTTGAAACTATCGTAAAATGAAATATCTCGTTAAAATCACCAACAGCAACCCCAGCATTGGTGCAAAGGAACGCAGCGCAACATTCAGCAATTCCGAAGATGCGAAGAAGCATTACTATTTTTGGCAAGAGTGGCTTTCAGCAGACACCGATTATGATAATTGCGACCTTCTTCACACATGGCGCGCAGAGAATCGGGAAACAGGCTACACGCTAACCATGCGGGCGATACTTGAAGAACCGAAATGCAAAACCTGCCAAGATATTGATTACGATACAAGGTCATAACACCATGAGCGACTTAAAACTATTCATTCCCATAGAGGAATTAAGTATCGAACTGAAACACATCCCCGGCTGTCGAGGCGATAG